ACTTGATGTATTTGACCTGGCATCGCCTCAACGCGCTCAAGAAAGAGCCACGCGAATACGACGCTTGGCTGGAATCCGTTGAATCATTTGACGTGCTTGAGGTCGCGCAAACAAACCCTACGGTAGAAGCAGCATCCGCAGACAGTTAGCGGATCTGCTCTTGGCTACCGGCTTCTGGCCCCCTAACGTCGAGTTCGACCTAGAGGATTTGCGTACCGTGCAACTACTTGCAGAAAAGCAGAATCGCCGTGCCAGTTGACAGTTCAATCACCATCGTCGGCGTCAAGGAAACTTTGCGAGAGCTGCAAAAACTTGAACCCGACACTGCCAAAGAAATCAAAAAGGATTTCAAGCAGATTGTCAAACCTGTAGTCGAGGCCGCAAAGGCCGATGTGCGCGAATTGCCTTTGAGCGGATTTGCACGCAATTGGCAATCAGGTCGCATCATGCCCTGGTCAAAGGAAGCCGTAGTCAAATCAATCATTGCTCGGTTCAGCAATCGCAAACGCGGCAACAGCTTGGCGGTGTTTAGCGTGACTATGAAAAGCCCGGCAGGCACCATTTTTGACATGGCAGGTCGAGGTAGTGCCAGTCGCCTTGCAAGCGCACTCGATCAATTGGCAGGCCGACCATCGCGTTTGATGTGGCCCACCTATGAACGTCACGCCGATGAAGTCAACGACAACCTGCGAAATTTGGTGGACAAAATCACCGACGCGACTAACCGTAGGCTGGTCAAGTAATGGCCGTAACAATCCCAATTATTTCCGAGTTTGACGGTAAAGGCATCAAATCAGCCATTGCCGAATTCAAACAACTTGAGGGCACAAGCGCTAAAGCGCAGTTTGCCCTCAAAAAAGCCGCCATCCCGGCAACCGCTGCAATTGCCGGTTTGGCAGCCGGGTTGGGTGCAGCCACCAAGGCCGCAGTCGAGGATCAGCAAGCCCAAGAACAATTGGCGCTCGCCCTCAAAAATGCCACCGGCGCGCTTGATGCAGACGTAGCCGCAACCGAGGAATTCATATCAGCCACGGCACTGGCGACAGGTGTTGCAGACGATCAGCTGCGCCCAGCGTTGGGCAACCTGGCTCGAAGCACAGGCGACCTTGAGCGTTCACAGCATCTGTTGGACATTGCGATGGACATTTCCGCGGCAACCGGCAAAGACCTTGAATCGGTAACAATCGCCCTGGGCAAAGCCGAAAACGGTCAATACCAGGCATTGAAAAAATTGGGCATCCCAATGAGCGACAACCTGCAAGCGCTTGCCGACATGGAATCGCAAAAGAAAGCGGTCTACAAAGCAACCAAAGAGCTGAACCGCGTGCAGGATGACATGGCGTCGGGCCTGTTGACAGGCGAAAAGGCAACCGAAAAATTAGCCAAGGCTGAAGCCAAATTGGCATCAGAAACCGACCTGCTCAACAAAATGACGCAGGCAGCCGGGTCATACACCGACGATCTCACCAAATTATTCGGCGGTGCTGCCGCCAAGAATGCCGAAACTATGGCAGGTCAAATGGCTCGACTCAAGGTCGGATTTGACGAAGCCAAAGAATCAGTAGGTGCAGCCTTGCTGCCAGTATTGGCGGCGCTGCTCGAGAAATTGATCCCGATTGCCAACTGGATGCAACAAAATACAAACATCATTTTGATTCTGGCTGGCGTCATCGGCGGCCTGTCTGCCGCGGTGTTAGCAGCCAACGCAGCAATGAAGGTGTACCAGGCCACATTGGTAATCGTCAAAGCCAGTCAAGCCGCGTTGAACCTGGTCATGTCAGCCAACCCAATCGGCTTGGTCGTCATTGCTATTGCGGCATTGGTTGCAGCATTGGTGTTGGCGTACAAACACAGCGAAACCTTCCGCAATGGTGTCAAAGCAATGTTCGATTTCATCAAGACCGCCATTGAAGGATCAGTCAATTTCATCAAGGGTTACCTCGAAACCGTGTTGAATTTCTACAAGAGCATTTTCAACGGCATCGCCAAACTGTGGAATAGCACCATCGGCAAGTTGTCATTCAAGGTGCCCGATTGGGTGCCAGGGCTCGGCGGTAAAGGCTTCAGCGTGCCACAAATACCGATGCTGGCTGAAGGCGGCATCGTCACCGGGCCGACCTTGGCGATGATCGGTGAGGCAGGCCCAGAGGCCGTAGTGCCGCTCTCGCGCATGGGCCAAATGGGCAACATCACCATCAACATCAATTCCACCGTCGCTGATGATCGCCTGGGCGACATCATCGTCAACGCAATCAGGCAATACAACCGGCGCAGCGGCCCAGCACAAATAGCGGTCGCCTAATGGCTGCCAACGTAGTGCAGGCAGGCTCGTACCTGCTCGAGCTTGACACCGGCTTTGATTACAACTCGTTCAGGCTTGATGACGCAACCAAAGGCGTGCTGAACAACATTTCCTACACGCTCGGCCCCAATGTCACATTTGCAGACATCACCGACTATGTGCGAGAGGTGACGTACCGGCGCGGCAGACGCAACATCGATGACCAATTCTCGGCAGGCACATTGTCATTCGAGATGATTGACGAAACAGGCATCCTCGGCCCATACGACACCGCCAGCCCCTATTACGATCCGACCAACGATAAGCCAGGGCTCGCTCCGATGCGTAAGGTGCGCCTTAGCCGTGCAGGCGAATACCTGTTCATCGGGTATGTCATGTCCTACACTTACGAGTTCGCCCTGGCTGGCTACAACACCGTGTCGGTGTCATGCGCCGACGATTTCTACCTACTCAGCCAAACGCAGATGGCGGCATTCAACCCCAGCGCTCAAACCAGCGGAGCACGCATCACCACTGTGCTGGCGTTGCCCGAGGTGGATTACACCGGCACAACCAGTGTCGCCACAGGCACCGTCAATCTGGGCCACGACTCGAGCTACAACGTCGCGGCAGGCACTAACACGTTGCAATACCTCAACGCAATCAATGACGCAGAGCAGGGCCGCCTGTTCATGTCGCGTGATGGCGTATTGACCTTCCAGGAGCGCATAGGAGCCACGCTCAGCGGCTCTGTCATCACTTTCGCTGATGATGGCACTGCGAGCGCCTATGACCGCGTGGACATCGAATTTGATGCCGATGGCGTGGTCAACCGGGCATACGTTGAAGCCCTAGATGGCAAAACTGCCACCGATCAAGACCTCACCAGCCAAGCCACCTACTTCATCCAGTCAAAGTCAATCACAGGCAGCTTGCTGCATGACCAAAGCGAAATTGACGACTTGGCGGCCTATCTGCTTGAGCCTGAGCCATCACCGCGCTACACAGCCGTAAGCACCAACTTCTCAATGCTGACCGATGCGGAACGCAACCTGGCAGCCCAAGTTGACATTGGTGACACCATCACCATTACCAAAGACATCACCGGCCTATCAAGCCTCACTTCCGAGCTGTCGGTCGAAGGCATTGAAGGCACGATCAGTTTCCAGTCGGGGCACCGAATCACCTATTTCACAGCCCCAACCACGGTCGTATTCCAGCTGATTCTGGATGATGCCGTGTACGGTCAGCTTGATGGCACGAACGTATTAGGATGATGACCTCATGACTACGCCATTCCCTTTCGTAGCGTCGCAAGTGCTGACAGCACAGCAATTGAACGACATTACGAATCTGCCGATCAATGATCGAACTGCCAGCTACACGCTTGTGGTCGGTGACGCTGGCAAGCGCGTCATTATGAACAATGCAGGCGCAACGACGATTACCGTCAATAATTCGGTATTTACGACAGGCGACACGATTTTTATCGCAAACAAAGGCGCAGGCACTACGACGATCACGGCTGGTGCAGGCGTAACTATCAACACAGCCGGGTCACTTGCATTGGCGCAATACGGAGGCGGCACACTCGTAGCACTGTCGGCGTCAACCTTCACATTTTTTCCCGGGAGTGTAAAGAACACTCTTAGCGTCGAGTTCCTGCTGGTCGGCGGCGGTGGCGGTGGCGGTTTTGCCGAAAGCGGTATCGCTGGGGCTGGCGGGGGTGCTGGCGGTTTTCGCACAGGTTCAGGCATCATCGGCAAAACGACGTACAACATTGTGGTAGGTGCTGGTGGTGCTGGCGGCACGTCGACCGGCAATCGTGGTGGCCGTAATGGCACCATGTCGTCGTTTATTGCTGGGTCAAATGGTGGCGGCGGCGGTTCAGGCAGTCAAGAAACAGCAGGCATGAACGGCGCATCAGGTGGCGGCGGTTGTCGGACTAGTGCGGCTGGCGGCAGCGTGTCAGGTGAAGGCAACGACGGTGGCGCATCGTCAGGCATCGGCGGCGCAGGTGCTGGTGGTGGCGGCGGTGCTGGTGGAACAGGTGGCGCGGGTACGGTCGGTGGCACAGGCGGTGCCGGTGGTGCGGCAAGCACAAACAACTACACAGGGTCAACGGTCAGCTATTCGGGCGGCGGTGGCGGTGCTGGCACGTCAACGGGTGGTACGGCTGGCACGAACGCTGGGAACGGAGGCAGCAACGGCGCTGGTTCTAATGCGACTGCAAATCGTGGTGGTGGTGGAGGTGGTGGCGCTAACGGTAATACGGCTGGCAATGGTGGATCAGGTACGGTGACTGTGCGTTGGCTCACAGCAGATGCGGCAGGCCTGTCAATCAGCGTTACCGGCACTACGACAAACGGAACAGACGGTTCTTACACTTGGTACAACTGGACTAGCACAGGCACATTGGTGGTGGCGTAATGGCACATTTTGCGTTAGTAGACGACACAGGCACGGTGCGCGAGGTAATCACCGTTGGCAATGATGATTGCGCAGGTGGCGATTTGCCAGAAAGCGAACCAGCAGGCCAAGCGTTTTTGCTGGCGTGCGGCTTGCCGGGCCATTGGGTGCAAACTAGTTACCACGCTAATTTCAGAGGCAAATACGCAGGCATTGGCGATTTATGGAACGGCACCGATTTTGTGACGCCTGGAGCCGACGAATGAAATGGCAATACATTCTCGAGGATTGGGCCAAAAGTTTCGTCGCTGGATCCGTCGCCGTGCTTATCACAAGCGGATACGACATCGAAAGCGCGCTAAAAGCAGGGCTAGCCGCGATGCTGCCGCTGATCTACGCCTGGGCAAACACGAAAGACCATAGGTACGGTCGCAAGTGAAGCTGGTAGTCAAGCCGGTACGGCTACCAGCTGATCTACGCAGCATTGAGTGGGGCAAGCTGCCCGACTACCTGCTCGTGCCTATCAGGCCATACGGCAGGCTCCATCCGCTTGCAGCTCAAGCATGGGAGGCGATGAGGAAGGCTGCGCACCGCGACGGAATCAGACCGCTGAAGCCGACGAGCGTTGCAGACACGTATCGAAGCCTCGAGGTACAAGAGCGTGGATTCTTGGCGCGGTACAGCACGGCACCGATTGAAAACAGCAAATCAATACGCACCTACAAGGGGCAAAAGTATTACTTGAAGCCAGGGCTGGCCCCGATGGCTGTGCCGGGTCGCAGCTTCCACAATTTAGGTCTGGCGGTCGATGTCAGCGATGCCAACGGCTTGCGCTTGCAATGGATGCGCGACAACTGCGACAAATACGGCTTCACCTGGGAGATGCAATCCGAGCCATGGCACATCAGGTATTTCATGGCAGAATCAATACCGGCAGCAGTTCAAGAATGGATTGACTCGCATGCCAACAGAGATCTACGTAGCGCTGATTAGCGCAATCGCCATCATCATCGCAGC